GCCGGTTTCCCGGCTCGCTATCGCACTATAGGAGGTCTGATATGGCATACAGCAGAACAAGAACGAGAAAGCACATCACCGGCGTGGGTCTACTTGGTGTTGAGACCGTTGGTCTCTTTACCACGACGACTCACAAAGATAATGCTGTCAGTATCGATACTTGTTCTGACGAAACCCATAAAGGGCCACCCTACCGTACTGGTGGACCGCTGATTATTGCGAAAACGCAATATAGGCGGACCCCATCAGCATCGGCCAGCGCAAGGCAGACCTCGGTAACGCAATGCTCCTATAACGGGAAGTTCATCCCGTATGAGGCGCTTTACGTCCCGCCCAATCACACCGCGTCGTCGTTTTCGGCGTACGGTGCAATTGGTTGGAACCGAACTGTCCCAGACCACCCAATAGCTTCTTTGGGTGTATCTATTGCTGAACTTAAAGATTTCCCTAGCATGATTAAACATGCTGCGGATTTCTTTAAGCGAGCAGGGAACTTTGTCGGTTCTCCGTCCCGTAAAACGGTCGGAGACCTGCTTCGCAGTAGTAGATCCGGAAACCTTCACTCTGGCGGCGACTACTTAGCTGCAGTGTTTGGTTGGCTTCCTTTTCTTCGAGATCTTCAGACGGTATTGAATTACCGCGAAAATCTCGATAGGAAGCTAGCCTACATGCAGAGAAGGAATCGCTCCAAGGTGCGACGTCGCATGACTCTCCATGACTCAACGAAGGTTGAGTTAATTGGTAAGTTTAATGCGCCGTCGGTTAGCAGCTTGGCCCCTGTCGTAAGGCAGGAGTTATATGCTGTGGGTTCCGGGGGTTCGAATGATCCATTGATCGTCACCAGGTATTGGCGGAAGCGTATATGGTATGAAGCCGTATATGCTTTCTACGTGCCTGAGGCCGAATTCAACGAGAAGCCTAATTTCTTGGGTTTGACAACCCTCGAGAGTAAACTTCTCGGCCTGCAGCTTAACGCGGCATTGATTTACCAAGCAATGCCGTGGTCATGGCTGATAGACTGGTTCACGAACGCTGGCGATGTCATAGAGAATATCTCCAACCGTGCGAACAATCATATCGTAGCTTCTCATGCTTATGTGATGTGTCAAGAAGACATCATCTATAAGTATGATGGCTCGTGTGATTTTCGCATGGGTACGTGGAGTGTCCCTACGGCATTGACTCCTCATAAACGATATACCGCGTCTTCGCAGAAACGGTATATTTTTAAGGGGAGGGTGGCGGCGAATCCTTACGGATTCGGGGTCACTGACGAGTCGTTATCGGCTTATCAGTGGTCTATCCTAGGTGCTCTTGGTCTTACACGCCTCCGTTAGGAAACGAGCGAGGCCAATAACAAGAAAGGACTACCATGTTTGCCGACCCGACTACCATCAATACAGGGCAAACGAATACCCTGTCTGGTGGCGCAGCGAAGAGTCTCGCCAGGATCCGTACCGATGGATACATGTCCGAGTATCAGACGTCGGACGGCCTCTACGGGCTGAAGATCACGCATCAGCGTGGTTCTCGGCTCCGTTCTGAGGTTCGTCTTGACTTCTTTACTACGTACACGGACCCATCGACCGGCCTGACGAATACAGTAAGCTCGTCCGCTTACGTCGTTCTGAACCGTCCGAAGGCTGGATTTACTCCAACTCAGCTGACTGACATTCTGACCGGCGTGTGCGGGTGGGCTTCTCAGTCCGCGAACTACAACAAACTTTTGTCTCTCGAGTCGTAACCATCCGACTTGTCATCGGAGGGTGACGACTCATGGGAAACAAGTTGAAGTTCTGGGCTGTCGTCGTTGCGGTCGTTGCTGCTATGGCATCGGCCGGTGCACACCGTCTCGAAGAGATGGTTGCACCGATCATAACCCTTGAGCAGCAGTGACACAAGTCTAACTCCATATGGGTTAGCAGGACATGCTAGGCTAGAATCGACAACCCCTTTACAGAGGTAGCGATGAAAAGTCTAGACATCCTTCTGTGCATCTTGGATGATGCACAGGCACAGACCTGTGCGGACACCACCAGAGATAAGATAACAATCTTATCTCGGTACAAAGACGAGGGGCTATCTTTCTTAGGGATAACCCTCCCTTACTTTTCAGAGTGGCTTGAGTTGTCACTCGAGGAAGGTAAGGTCGTGAACACGATCTATTCCAAGTTTCGAAAGAAACCTGGGAAGAGATCTGTCTTACCATGCTTCTTGCATGGGTTGACATCACTTGTCTTTGACTCGCAGACTGGGCTCGTTCGTAGTGATATAAACGAGACCGCCGTGTTCTTCATTCGGCAGGTTTGCCTCTTCCATAAAAAGGTCTTCGTCGTCTGCGATCCCGAAAGGGACGCAGCCTCGAAGGCCTCCTACGAAGAGTTGGACCGCAGCTTGCGATCGTTCAGCATACCACGTGACTATCGTACGTCCCTGCTGAAAGCTGTCTTGGATCGGGTTATACCCGATCTTGAGATTGCTTTCGTAGAGGCGTGCGCGGATAGAGATCTCAAACCGCGTCACGGACCTGGCGCTACCGCCGATAAACGGTGGGGCAACAGTAAGTTTCGCGCTAGAGATTTTCTTTCACGTTGGAATGGGACCTTCAGTTGGGAAGAACTGTATGGTTTTGCAACCATACACCAATCTGGAGGTGGAGAGGTCCAGCCGCACGAGGAACTACCTGTAAGAGTAGTCTCCGTGCCCAAGACGATGAAGACTAGTCGTATAATCTGTGTGGAGCCGACTGTTATGCAGTATGCACAACAGCTGACTGCCGCCAGATTACTTCGAGCCTTCGAAGTTACGGAGCTCTTCTGGCAACTGAACTTCGATGACCAGTCGGTTAACCAACGACTGGCTCAAATAGGTTCAGTGTCAGGTGAGTGGGCGACCATGGATCTCTCCGAGGCTTCTGATCGGCTTCATTCGAAGCTTGTCAGTCTCATCTTCCAGAAGTCTAGTACGATTCGGCGGCATGTTTTTGCATGTCGTTCGAGTCGTGCCAAGCTTCCGTCGGGTGAGATACTTCCTTTACGGAAGTATGCCTCTATGGGCTCTGCTCTTACCTTCCCTGTAGAAGCTTTTGCTTTCTACGTCGTTGCTCTCACTGCTCTCGTTGACTTTTATCGTCAACGGGATGGTGATAGCATTGACCTACATGGCGGGAAGGGGCGGTTCAAGATTCCCAATAACCTGCTGAGCACTTTACGACGAAAGGTGTTCGTCTTCGGGGACGATATTATTGTTCCCGCGGAGTCATACCAATTCGTCGCCGAGTACCTCCATGCCTTTGGGCTGAAGGTAAACACTCGGAAGAGCTTCTCACGAGGTCTCTTTCGGGAGTCGTGCGGAGCTGACTGGGTTAACGGGTGTTTGGTTACGCCCGTTTACTTACGCCAGTTCCAACCGTCCTCGGCACGCGACGCGACCGAGTTCGTCTCGTGGGTCTCAATGGCCAACCGCTTCCATTTAACTGGACAGTGGAAGACCGCTGAGTACACGCGCAACTTCCTGGATTCTATTGCCAGGTTGCCGTTCGTGGCGCCCACTTGCGGAGGTCTGGGCTTCTTTCATTACACTGGTGCTTATCAACCTACTGACTGGTCCAAGAAGGCCAGTTCGTGGTTGGTCAACACCTTTGTAACTAAGAGTGGCTCAACTGAAGATCAGTTGCGAGACTACGACGCTCTGCTTAAGGTCCAGCTGAGTGCTGGACCTGACGCTAAGAGCGACGAGAGTGTGCTGTCAGAGTTGGTTAGACTCGAAACAGCCACCCCGGGCAGGCCGCTTGTTGGATTTGGCGACTTCAGGAGAGATTCCTGGGCCGACACGTCTTTACAAGCGATCGTCCGGAGCCTCGATAGGTCTCCGAGACGCAACTCTTTAAAGTTGCGTCGTAAAATGGTGACCGCCTACTAAGGCGGCTTCTCGCTGTTATGCGAGAGGGGGAGTGCAGAGCTGCGAAAGCAGCCTCACCGGCCCATAGTGCGATCTTCCCGG